CGTTGCTCGGACATCTTGCCGCCGGACCTGACCGCATGACGAAGTTGGTCAATCAGCACGTTGTCAGAATAGGTCGTCAGCGGCTCTTCGTTTCCTTCCAGCGTGCCGTCGCCGGAAACACCATCTCCGGTCAACTGCATTCTCAGGCCGACAGTGATGCGATCGCCGGGAGACTTGCTCGTCTCTTCCTTGATCTGGATCACCGAGTTTTCGTCGTCGCCGATGAACTTATAGATGAACGTCTCTTTAAGTGCTTCGTGCGCGAGTTTCTTCGACCAGAGCTTTACTGCCAGGGCATCGTTTACCCCGTAGCTCGTATTCACGTTGAATCTCCTGTTACCGTTAAAAAGGGAACTGCTTTCTTGCCCTCTAGCGGTTCAGGCGTCCGGCATGGCTTTTGGTGACGCTCGGCCAAGCGAGCGGATGCGGCTTCTCGCCGCAGGTCTAACGATTGCGAACGCTACGCACCTTCTTATTTCAATGCAAGGGGCTACGTTTAATATTCTTAGCCCACCAGTCTTTATCGGCCACCAACCGGTCCAGTTGCTCGTTGTCCATTTGGGCTAGGGACGAGATGCTTGCGTCGTCTGGGCCGGTCCCGCCACCGCCGCTCTTTGCGAGCTCCTGCCCCTTCTCGATCGCCTTCAGCTTAGACTCGCCATCAGATTTAGCCTTCTCCTCGGTCTTGGCTTCCTCTTTCTTGCCAGTAAAGCCAACGCGCTTTGCCATCTTATAGACCGCCTCGGCAGGGTCTTTGCCAGCCTGTATCGCCTTGTGCGTGATCCCGATGGCCTTGCCGAATACCAGTTTCGGCACTTCCGCGGCATCGAATCCAGCTTCCAGGAACTCGTCGCGCCACACGTCAGTCAGGTGCGTGGATGCATCCCAATAGTCTGGATGTTCCTTGGCGAACACGGCTTCCTTGGCATCCACGGCTGATTTGTGCTTGGATACCTCTCCGGTGGCCTGTGCGGCTTGATCCTGCTTTTCCAGCCTCGAGCGGATCTCGTCCAGACTTTTCTTCAGGTTGTCGTTCTCATGCTTCAGGGCGCCGGCCGGGTCGTCCTCGAACTTAGGCGCCGGAGCCTCGGCCTGCTTCGCAAGTTTGTCCACGAAGCCCTGTAGCTTCTTGTCGCCTTCAGCAACCAGGTCTTTCAGGGATTTGAGCTCGGACCTCAATTCCTTGTTTTGCGAACGCGCTTCATCGAGAGCAGCCTTGGGGATCATCGGTTGCTCTGGCTTCGCTTCTGCCTTTACCTCTGTCTTGGTTTCTGCCTTTGCCTCGACCTTTGCCTCGACCTTGGTTTCCGGCTTCGGCTCAGGTTTTGTCTGGCCGTCGTCCTTAGCCATCTGGTCAAATAGCTTTTGTTCTTCTTCGTTCAGTGGCGCTGCGTCTGCTGGCATTTTGTTCTCCTATTACATCTCATCAAAGAGGGCGACGAGTACGGTTTCTTCCTCATCGTGTAATTTCTGCAGTTGTTGTTCTACCTGCCTGCGCCTTGCTTCCAGAGCTGTGACGTTTCGCTTAGTGCCTTCGATCACTAGTAGACGCATGAGAAGTTGGTTTTCTTCCAGAAGCGTCTCTAGTTCGGCAAACTCTCGGCTCTTTCTCGTCTGGACTACTTCAATCAGTGACTCCTGTAGCATTGCGGTTGCTACATCGGCCCGCGGCACTTCGCGCTCGGCAATGCAGCGCTTGATGTATTCCTCGAATATCAATGGGTCGCTGTACGGACCTCTGATGCGCTTCCTCGGCTTCGATCCCCCGACCTCGATGACGGGTACGCTTATCTGTTGCGCTCCCATATAGAACGCGGTAATCGAAAACGCATCAACCGAGAACGCGGTATTAGAGAACGAAGCCATCTATGCGCGCCACAGGTCTAGTGCCGTACCAGAGCCAATCACCGTCACTCCGTTGATGACCAGTACATTCGCGTCGAGTTTGCTGGCAACGGTAAATGTCAGGCTATCGGTCTTAGCCTTGATCGCGCCGACATCCGACGCAGTGAGCCCAGTAACGCTGCCGACAGATCCAGTGACATTCCCGCCGACGTTGCCAGTTACACTTGCCACCGCGCTCGCCGCAACTGCGGTGCCAATGGAGGTCTTCATCGCCGCTGTGAAGTCGCCAACAGTCGGCGCGTTAGTTAGGTTCGTGGCTGTAGTAATCGTGCCGGCAGTGATGTTCGTCGGGCTCGCTACGGAATTCGGGAATGTGACTCCCGCTGCCGCCGTCACTGTCTGACCGGCGAGTTGGTCAGAGTTCGCCGTAACCCTGGCCGTTACAGACCCTACCGCACCAGTGACGCTGCCAACAGAACCCGTCACCGAACCGACCGCTCCGGTGACGCTCGCCGGCGTAGCCGCGTTGAGAGAGGTTTTCATCGCGGCGGTGAAATCCCCGGCAGTCGGCGCGTTCGTCATGTTCGTCGTCGTGGTGATCGTGCCAGCGGTGATGTTGGTGGTGCTGGCCGGCGCCGCGGGCAGGTTGTCTGTTTTCGCCTTAATCGCTGCGTTGTCGCCGGTTCCTCCAGACTTCACGATGGCGAATGAATCCCCCGTTTGCAGAGTGTTGCCGGTGTAAGTCGTCAAGGTGTTGACGAGGTTGACCGTGCCTACCGTAATACCGTCGTCGACGACGTTCGACTGTGCGATGCACTCGAGCGTGATGAGCGTGGCTTTCGCGCCGACGCTGTCCGCCGTCTTGCACGCAATGCGTGTCGCATTCGCCACCGGGATCGGCGGGTATATCGGGCGATAGCCTGTCGCAGTCGTGGTGCCAGTAGACAGGTTGATGAGATATTGGCCTACAATGGTTTCTGAGCCAGCGCCCCCGGTAGCAAGTTGCACGACATCATAAGTCCCGCCGAGAGCAGCCGCGGCTTCGACATAGATCCCGGTGATGTAGAGAGCGGCTGAGGTACTCGCAATCAGCTGCACGTAAGTCGTGGTGAATACGTTCGCAGCGCCGGACGTGCAGGATGTTCCTGCCGCCGGAGCGGTTGGGATTGCGAAGTGCCCAACGCCTGCGGTTTTTACCGACATGCAGCCCCTAAATTCAGCCGTCTATCTCCATCGCCAAACTACCGTCAGGCTGGCGTCTTGCGGTGCCCTTGCGGCGTCCGCGCGTCGATACGGATTTAGCAACATCGGACAACGCCTTCGTGTGCTCCGCAAGAGCCTTCGACATCTCTCCTGAGCCGGTATCGGATATGACGAACGTGTTGTTGTCTGGTGCCTTGTCTTTCTCGGACACCTGACGCGCCTTGATAATTTCGTTCCTGAAGTCAGACACGATCTGCGTAATGTGCTTGAACTCGTCCGAACGACGATCCATATGCGATGTAACCGTATCAACGTGCGCTTTCAGAATCGCATTCGCCCGTTCCACGAATGCCTGCATCTCGGACTGGCGTTCCTTGGACGCGATCTTGTCCGCAGACTCCGCGTGCTTCGCGTGAATCTTCAGGATGTCAACCTGCGCGCCAACCTTGAGTTCGGAATTTTCCATCGTCAACTTCTGTACCTGCTGACCGGCCTGCTGGAGTGCCTGTTGCATCTCTTCAAACTTCTGCTGAACTTGCGGCGGAATCTTGCCCCTGTTCTGCATCAGTTGCTTGAATTCTGCCGCGACGTTCGACGGCAACGGCGCAAAATCGAAGATTGAGGGAGGAATCGGAATACCCTCTTTCATCATCACCGGCAGAATTTGCTGCATCGCTTCCCACGTCTTCTCTCGAAAGTCTGGCGATGTCGGGCTCTGATCCACTACCAAGTCGTACTCTACGGTATCGTCACGGCGAACCAGAGGCATGTACTTAGGATTACCGTTCTGGCCGACAACCTTGATAAGTCTCCCGTCAGAAATGTACTCGCGGATGAAGAAGAGGAGCATGCGCCCCTGCAACTTCCGGTACAGACGCAGGGCATCGAACAGCGGCGCAAGAATGCCGTAAGCAGACTTCCGACGCTGCGCCTCGAGCACTCCTGCCTGCTCGCGGTTGGCAAGACCAAGCGATTCCAAGTTGATGCCAGAGACATACGGCAGGCTCTCGAACGCGAACGACATCAACTTGTCTAAGCCAGCTGGCGGCTGGGCTGGCGTTCGTTCCCTGATCTTGTTAATCCCACCTTCGTTAAGTTCGATAAGCGGATTAGACGCTGCCCATTGCTCTTCTGCTTTACGCGGGTCTTTCATCGCGTTCGTCTCAACAAACGCGCCGCCCTTGGCGTTCGTGTTGATGATGTGCAGGATTTGCGACAGCCACTTGTTCGCCCATCGCTGCGGATCCATCATCGCCCTAACGATGCCGTACCACATCTTCTTATTGCGGTCGCGCTTGGCGGTGATGAACTTGAACGTGAAGCCGTCCTGGCACTCAGCTTTCTTGTACTCGAGCTCGGTGCGCCCGCAGTAGAAGCCGCGGTAGTAAACGCGCTTCAGTTGCTTCACGAACTTGAGATCAGTTTGCGTGGCTTCCTTGTACGCCTTGCGAATCTTGGCGAATTTTTCCTTGTCGATGGAGACAATCTCTCCAGTCTGAGGGTCTAGCACACGATAGAACTGCTCGCGCCAGAAGCACTGATATTGCAGGACTAGCGACTGATCCTTGTGCTTATCGAAATCGGTATCGGTATCTTTGTAGAGGAATGCTAGGTCTGCGTTGTGCGGTGTCTTGTCCGGACCAAGACTGTCCCACGGCGTAACGGAGGTGTACTTATCCGGCCACGTGTCCTCAATTTCCTTGTTGTCCATCCAGTCGGCGTAGAAGACGAAGCGCGCGTCCTCATTGCATTTCTTGACAGACGCCGGATCCCAGAATGATTTGATCGGGTCTTTTCGCTCGATGACGATATTGCCGTCAGGATTACTCTCGTAATCCATCTTCATCTCGGTAACGCCTACGCCGCAGATTGTGGCGTCGCGGAACGCTTCAGAGTCCTCTTCTTCTCCGTGGCACTGGTCGCTTACCCAGTGAGCCGCAGCGGTCTCAATTTCTGAAATCTGGACATCTCCCTGCTCGCGCGGGAAGTAACTGATCTGCTGGCGGGAATTGACCTCTAGGCCACATACCGCATCCACCATGACGCCCATGCGATTGAACGTGACGGCTGGCCGTTCCTGCTCTTCCAACCTCGTCAGGTCATCAGGAGACCATTGCTGGCCGGCGACGAAATCGAAGCATGTTTTAGCCTCGTCACGCCAATCGTTCAGTCCATCGCGCGCGTCCTGCCAACGACGATAGACATGCTCGAGGCGATCCTCGGCTTCTAGGTTCGGGCCGGTCTCTTTCTGGACCGATGCCCCATAATCAGCCACGTTACTACTTGTAGCTCTTGAAGCTACCGCTCGAGCGCTTTACATCGCCGCTTGTGTACTTCATCGTGCTGCCGCCGGCCGAGGAGTTTTTCTCCTGCGCCGAATCGCGTCCGCCTCGAGGCGGTAGTTTTCCTGTCGGGGTGTGCGTCTTACCGACGCGGGCGCTCGTAACGCTTCCTTTGCCTCTGGTGCTCTTGGTGACACTGGACATTTTATGTCTCTCCTGTTTATGCACTTAACCACGTTGTATTACGGCCATGCGCTCCACGCCTGCGCGAGTAGCGGTCCTGCTTCTGCGGCGCATCGCCATCTGCAACTGCGAAGCGCAGCATCATCAGTAAGTAGTGCGTCGCCTTCATCAAGTCATCAAACTCGGCGACAATCTTCCCATCCTTGCGGTGGTAGCTGCGGAACTCCTCGAACCACTGATGAAGGTTCCGATCCACCTTGAGCCGCCCTGTCTGCATCCGCGCAAGGGCTTCCCACACTGCAGCTTCGCTTCCGTTCTTGCGATCGTCAGGGAACTGTGCGTGTTCCGTGAGCATCTTCAAGCCTTGGCTCCGGTATAAATGCGCGATCTGTTCTCCGGAACTTTTGTCGTGCTGCAGCCCGTCGTGCGGCCATGATACAGGAATTGTATTTCCGCCTAACGCGACGATCCCTGCGGCGTAGACTGCGAGTGGCTGCTTCGACTGCTTGTACAGCGCGGTGATGTGAACACAATCGTTGTCCCTGTCCCATGCGGCTTTGACAGCAGCGGTAGGGTGATCGTGCCATCCGAAGTCCATCGCAATCAAGCGCGGCCACCAGGCCGGCGCCTGAATAGGATCCTCGGTAATCATGTCCTCGGACAGTTGGTAGACTGCCCCCTCGCCAAGCATCGGAATGCCCTTAGACCGAGCCTCGCGCTCATGCGGCAGGTAGCTCTCAATCGCCTTCCTGCGCTTCTCGGCATCGAAGTGTTCGGCCTCCTCAAGCGTCATCATCACAAGACCGCGATCTGGATGGCCTTGGTCAGGATAGAACTGCCGAACCACGTTCGACATTCCTAGGAGCGGCGTCAGCGTCAGGATGATCGGGCCTGACGACACGGCTGTACGAGCGCTCGCCTCGCTCTTGATGTCCTCCGGAGATTCCTCGTCCATCCACACACCCTGCCACTCGTCGGCCTGCCACTTCTCCCGCCCATCGGCGTAAGCCTTGAATACTGCCTCAGCGACGCCGCCGGACGCATGCCTAACGCGCACAATGTCAACCGCTTCCGGGATGCCGCGGGCGAGTTTGTAGTCGATCAAAGCCGCTTTCGGGATGGCTCCTGTGCCAAACCTGCCGAACGGCCCGAGTAGCATCTTCTGCGCCCCGTCGCGGGTTAGCTCAGCCGTCTTCGACCCGACGCCCCAGCGACCTGGCTTGGTTATCCTTAACCCGTCCCACCATTCCGGGTAGTAGCCGGTCAGGTGGAACGCAAT